GGAGAAATACCCTTGGTCGAAGCTGGATGTAGGCCAGAGCTTCTTTGTTGAGGGGGTTCCGCTGCGCTCGATGAGCAGCACTGCGTCCCATGCGGGCCGTCGCAATAAGAAGAAGTTTATTGCCCGTGAGTCTGACGGCGGCGTCCGTGTATGGCGCTATGAGTGATCCGGTTGAGGCCGTAGATATTGACGGACATCTGTATGTGGCCGCTACGAATCTGTCGAAGGCCCTTGAACGCGCACGAAAAATTGGTGCTGAGATTGAGCGCGCTGCGATTGCGGCGTGGCTGCGGGAAGAGGTTGAGCCCGAAGAAATGCTAAGTTTGATTGGCGCACTTGCGGACGAAATCGAAGCAGGCGAACATTTGGAGAGGCAAAAAAAATGAAAAAGTTAGTGATTGGATTCATCGTTGGGCTGGCCGCTGGTGCGGCGGTTCCGGCTGTAGCGGCATCGATTGTGGGTGGCACGGGCTATCTGTCTGGCTGGACTGTGACCAAGAACGGCAATGAGATTTGCTACATGCCCTATATCTGGACGGCTACCCGCGAGATTGAATGCGACTGACGCTGGTTGGTTAGGAGATTGCAATGATTGAGGAACGGATTGCCGCGCTGCGTAAGCGCGAACAGGTATGCTGGGATATGTCGGAGGTGTTTCTCCACGCGAAGGATGCTCACGGGCTGCACGACATGGGCGTCGAGATCCAAGGCATCCAGTGGGCCCTCAGGGAACTGGAGAACTGCAGTGATGGGCAGTCATGACCTTAGAAATGTTTATCCTGATCGGCATCCTCCTGTGCATGGCGGTTGTTGTTTATGATGAGTGGAGCAACTCATGAATGAATTTATCGAATGGGTTCCGAAGCATCACGGCCACCAGCCGCTGCACTGGAAGCCTGACATGCTGACCAGCGTGGACGGCAAGAACTTCGTGCGCCAGCCGAACTGGGCATGGATCGCCGGCTCTGTCTATTACGTGCCGCCTGAGGCTGTGGGGATGGTGCGCGAGGTTGTGGAGCCGGAGCCTGACCCGCTGGCGGAGGTGCTGGAGGCAATAGGCGGAGATGATGCGGGCTACTGCGATTATAATACTTTCGCCGCTATCGTCCGCGCCGCATTGGAAGCGCGTGGGCTGGAGATACGGGTTAAAAACGATGACTGATGGAGATGTCTTACATAAGATGGGTTGGTGCTTCACTTGTGATACCAACGAATGCCGGCATATCCAAAACGCCAACCAGAGCTTAGCCAAGTCGTTTTCTAGACTGGATGGGGAGGTGTTCATTAAAAACGGCAAAATCATTCCGGCTGATGACGTTTACCTAGACCCCCGCGCCGCACTGGAAAAGCAATCATGACTGATGATTTAGTGCAGCGGCTGCGGACTGAGCTTTTAGAGTGGCTAGATAAAACAAAATGGGTGCAGCAAACTTGTCAAACTCATGAACTTGGCTTGCATCGTGCTGATATTCTTCGCAACCGCATCGAAGCCCTCACCGCCGAGAACGAGAGGTGGCGAGAGGGGCTAAACGCCATCATAGATCGAGGCGTGGAACGTGACCAAAAATGGATGGGAATGAATGCAAGAGATATAGCCCGTGCAGTATTGGAGAAGCAACCATGACCACAGAAACACAAGCACCCGAGGACTGGGTTCTGCTCGAAGCTGCGAAGCTGAGTGGGATGGGCTACCACCATGCGGATGAACTTCGTTTCCTATACAAAAGGAACAAAATCTACCGCGCTCTCTGCGACATGATCCAGAAATACGAGAAACCACCAGTGGATCGCAAAGTGCTTTGTGCGCGTGAGACAGTGCGCAACGCAGGATTCGTAATCGACCATGCGGACATTGAAAGTATTGCCGTCCGAGCGATTGAGCTTTGGGAAGAAGGCTTTGGGAAATGACCATGGACACCAGCATCTTCGCCTACCTGACGCCAGCCAAGCCGATCAAGCGCGGGGGCTATGCGCTCACGACATACCGCAAGGGCAGGCCGGAGGAAGGCTTCTTCGATAGCTGGCAAGACGCAGGCTACGACTATTACCGCTGCGTCAAATATTACGACAAGAAGCCGGAGACCGTCACCCTGCCTGCCGGTGAGTATTACAACACCACCCTGAGCGAAGATGACATGACGCCGTATGCGAAGGTTCGCAAGGCTCGATACTTTAATCGCTACCTGACGGACGCAGAGGTAGATGAGCAGGTGGCCCAAATGAGGAGCGAGAAATGACCCTGCGGCAATTCCTCTGGGAGAACTTCGGGTTCGACATCTATGACTGGGATGAGGGTGATCTGCGGTTCTAGGAGTGAGCCAACTTCGGTCGTGTCGTAAGGCACTTTGGAACTCCGCTGGCAGGCCGGGGCGAAGACAGTCTGCCATTCAAGGAAGCATATGGTTCAGCTTAGAGACTACCAAGAATTAGCCGTTCAGGCTGTGCGTGATAGCTTTCGCAGCGGGCACAAGAAAACGCTGCTCGTTTCCCCTACAGGTTCAGGCAAGACGGTGATCTTCAGCTACATCGCGGCGGGCATGGCGCGCAACAACAAGCGCATCCTGATCGTTGCGCACAGGCGTGAGCTACTCAAGCAAATCAGCGGCGCACTGAAGAAGGTCGGCGTATCTCATGCCGTCCTGTCTGGCGGCACGCCGGGCGTTCCTATTGCCAACGTGGTGGTGGCATCCGTGTTCACCTTGGTGCGGCGCATGAAGGGGATGAAGCCGTTCGATCTGATCATCGGCGACGAGGCGCATCACTTCACGCCGGATAGCAGCTGGGGCAAGGTTGTCACCGGCTTCCCGACTGCCCGCGTGCTGGGCGTTACGGCCACGCCTGAGCGCCTTGACGGCAAGGGCATGGGACAGATGTTCGATGACATGGTGATGGGCCCTACGGTGGCTGAGCTGACCGCTCAGGGCTTCCTGTCGCAGGCTATTGTCTATGCGCCAAGCACGCCCGATCTCGGATCTGTTGGCACGCGCATGGGGGACTTCGTTTCCAAGCAGCTGGAAGACGCGATGGACAAGCCGATCATTACCGGCAGCGCGGTTAGACACTATGAGAAATACGCGCCGGGCAAGAAGGCGATTGCGTTCTGCGTTAGCGTCAAGCACGCCAAGGATGTGGCGGAGGACTTCCGCAACGCCGGCCACGCAGCCAGCCACATTGACGGAGGCATGGATGATACTGAGCGCGACGGCATCCTGAAGGCATTCGAGGACGGGCGGGTGCAGATCCTGACCAGCTGCGATCTGGTGAGTGAGGGCTTCGATCTGCCGTCTGTCGAGGTTGCGATCCTGTTGCGTCCGACTAAATCATTGGGCCTGTTCCTGCAGCAATGCGGTCGAGCGATCAGGCCGCATCCCGACAAGGAGCGCACGATCATCCTCGATCATGCAGGCAACACTGCGCGGCATGGGTTCATTGATGACGAGAGGGACTGGAGCCTTGATGACGGCTTCGTCACCAATCGTGGCAAGAACGCTGAGAAGGTTGCGTCTGTGCGGACATGCACTGCCTGCTTCGCGGTTCACAAGCCGACGCCTACGTGCCCCATGTGCGGCCACGTTTACCCTGTCATGGCCAGAGCCGTGAAGCATGTGGATGGCGATCTGGTTGAGACGCGCCGGGATGGTGAGGCGGCAACCGAAACCGCTGAAGATATGATGCAGAAAAGGTATCGAGTCCTTACGAGCGTCGCCCGCAAGCGAGGCTATAGCAATCCGACGCAGTGGGCATTCAATGTTATTTGCGGGCAAGAGGCATCGCGCCTTGCCAAGAAGGTTGGTATGCGTGACGCGCAGACAACCAATGGTTTGACGGCAGAAGAGAGGAACTCGATATGGAAGATGACGATGGGGAAGACACAGAGTTCCATGCGGTAGTGGTGCCGCTGTCCCTGATATATGATCTGACATTCGAGATGCTGGATACGATCTATCAGTGGCATGAGAATCGGAAAATCGAAGGCATCAATCACCGGCAGACCTTTGCCGCCATGATGGCTGCTATTGAGGCCGTGATGGAGCATCTCGATGATGACGGGAAGCCGGAGACCCTGCAGTGAGAGAGGCTGCAATCCAGCAGGAGATCCGCCTCGCGCTGGGCCAGAGGCATGACATCATGATGTTCCGGATCAACGTCGGCAAGTTTCGCCCGATTGATGGTGGCCCGCGTGTCATTCAGTCTGCACCCGAAGGGACGCCCGATCTGCTTGGCGTCATATCCCCGGGCCGAGCGTTCGCCATCGAGGTAAAAACTGACAAGGGAAAACAAAGACTTGCGCAGGTTGCATGGCAGAATGCGTGGGAAAAACGCGGCGGAATATACATCATAGCGCGATCTGTTGACGATGTTTACAAAGGGCTTGACATAACTCCGTAGACACTTGTATGCCATGTGTAGGCCGACTGGATACGGCCATAACCGGAGAATATAAATGGCTATTATACAAGTCCGTGACCAGAAGCACTGGCACGAGTTGCGTTCCCAACACATTGGCGGGAGCGATGTTGCTGCGCTGTTCGGGCTGTCGCCCTATACGAGCCGCTGGCAACTGTGGATGGAGAAGGCTGGCAAGCTGCCGCCGGAAGACATCTCTGGCAATAAGGCCGTGCAAGCAGGCACATTCCTTGAAAGCGGCATTGCGAACTGGGCCGCACACCGTTGGTCAATGGATCTCACGAAGGTCGAAGACTATTACACGGTCGATGGATGCCCCGGCATGGGTGCGTCGTTCGATTACATTACGAACAATGGCGCGCCTGTGGAGATCAAATGGTCTGCCCGTGGCTATGGCTGGCACTATAATGGTGAAGAGATCGGCGAAGCGCCTGAGAACTATCTACTTCAGGTGCAGCACCAGCTGGCCTGCACGACTTCGGATCACGCATGGCTAGTCGCCCTGATCGATGACGAGCCGCGCCGCATGAAGATCCCGCGCAATGACAATATCATTGACGCCATCAAGAACCAGATCACGCTGTTCTGGCAGTCGATTGCAGAGGGCAAGGAGCCTGATCCTGATTACGCGACGGACATCGAGGCGATCACGAAGCTCATGGGCACGCTGCCTAAGAGCGATATTGTTCTCGATGACGAAGACGCGCAGCTGTTCGTCGACTATAAGGCTGCCAAGCAGGAAGAAAAAGTGGCAGCAACCCGTGCTGATGAGGCCAAGGGTGCGATCCTGATGAAGGCCCGTGCCAAGCTGGAGCTTATGAACACATCTCAGGACAAGGCTTCGGTCAAGTGCGGCGAACATAAGATGTCGATCAGCAATGTCCCAAGCAATCCCGGCAAGGAAATCACGCCGGATATGGTTGGCACGCTGACCGGCAAGCGTTCTGGATACACGACAGTAAGGATCACATGATGAAAGATATTGTTATGATGCGGGTGGACAGGAATCTGTTGGCAAGGTTGCGCTCAGTCGCGGCCAAGCATCCCCTGAAGCCTACGCTTCGAGCCACCGTCGAGCGTGCCATCGAATTGATGATTGAAGATCTTGAAGAGGAAATGAAGAATGACAACAGGTAATGACATCGTTCCTGCAAAGCCGATGGATCGGTTCAAGCAGGAGCTGGCGATGCGCGAAGGGCATCTCCGCAGTCTTCTCCCGCAGGCCATGACGGTCGATAAATTCCAAGCTATCGTGGTGGCAGCTGTCGCTGACAACATGGACCTACTGGACTGTGACCGCGCATCGCTGCTGAAGGCGTGCCTGAGCGCCGCAGAGCTTGGCCTGTCGCTTAATAAGAGCATGGCCGAGGCCGACATCCTCAAGGTCTGGGATGGCCGTCTGAAGCGCAACGTCGCCCAGTTCCGCCCACGCTATAAGGGATTGATGAAGCTGGCCCTGCAGTCCGGTGAAGTGCTGAAGATCGAGAGCCGTCTCGTGTACGAGAGAGATGTGTTCGAGGTCGAGGAGGGCATCGAGTCGCGCATCATTCACAAGCACGGTCTGTCGGATCGCGGTGAGAAGGTCGGCGCATACTGCGTGTGGAAGCTGAAGAACGGCGAGACGCAGTTCGAGATCATGAGCAAGGAAGAGATCCTCTCGATCCGGAACCGCTCATCATCCAAGACCAAGGACGGCACTATCGTCGGCCCTTGGAAGACCGATGAGGCTGAGATGTGGCGCAAGACTGTGGTCCGCCGGGCAAGCAAGTATATGCCCCTGTCCACTGAGGCGCAGCGCGCAGTCATGGTCGACAATTACGCAGAAGGTGTCATCGAAGCTGATGACTATAGCGGCGACGAAATGGACATCACCGACTTCGACGATGTTCCTGCGGCAGAAGCTCAGGTGCAGACCCTTGAGGAAAAGATTGTCGCCAAGACTGCGCCTAAGACGCCACTGCATATCGATGTGCTGGAGCCGGGTGAAGACGAGGAAGGCATGACCGATTGGGATGGCTGGGCGAACGCAGCGTGCGAGATCGTCGCCGGCCTGTCGGAAGGCGAACGCGAAGCATGGCGCGCACTGCACGAAGGGATGCTCGAAGAAGCAGAGCTAATGGCCCCGCGCAACACCACCAAGCTGATGAAGTTTTTCAAGTAGGAGAAAATAAATGGGTAAAAAGTATGATCTCGTCGTCAAGGTTGGCGAATACACGGACAATCAAGGCCAGACCAAGGGCCGGTTCAAGAACGTCGGCGTCATGATGGAGGGTGATAAGGGCCCCTACATCCTACTCGACCGCACGTTCAATCCAGCTGGTGTCGGCGGCAACGAAGGCCGTGAGAGCATCATCGTCTCGCTCTATGAGCCGAAGGATAACGCCGGCCAGCAGCAGCACTCAGCGGCTAAGGCAAACGCCTATCAGCGCCCGGCTC